TGGTCGTATCGCTCTTTGCACATTGGGCAGTATCAATTGGGGTGCGTTCCGTAACCCAGAAGATATGCGCCGTGCTTGTCGCATATTGCATCGTAGCCTCAATAACATTCTTGACTATCAAGATTTTCTATCCATTCAATCTAAACTATCAAACGATGAAATCAGACCTCTTGGAATTGGAATCACTAATCTTGCCTACTGGCACGCCAAACGAAGTCTCAAGTACGGAGAAAAAGACGCATTGGCTGAAGTCAAGACGTGGATGGAACACTTATCCTTCTACCTAACTGAAGCAAGTGTAGAACTAGCACAAGAACGTGGTCGGTGTGAGCATAGTGATAAAACACGGTATGGTCAAGGTATCTTCCCTTGGGAGTTACGTGCCAAAGGTGTTAACGAATTAGCTAACTTTGAACCTGAACTTAATTGGGAAAATCTACGTGCTAATATGAAACAGTATGGTGTCCGTAATGCTACTCAAATGGCTGTAGCTCCTGTAGAATCTAGTAGTGTAGTAATTAATAGTACAAATGGTATTGAAATGCCAATGAGTTTAATCTCAGTAAAAGAAAGTAAAGCAGGGAGTTTTGTACAAGTTGTTCCAGAATATCATAAATTGAAGAATAAATATCAATTGATGTGGGATCAAAAAGATTGTGATAGTTACTTAAAGACAGCGGCAGTGATTGCAGCCTATGTAGATCAAAGTATTTCAACTAATACTTTTTATAATCCAGCACACTTCCCTGAACGTAAAGTTCCAACAACATTGATTGCTAAGAATTTGATGCAGGCACATATGTGGGGACTAAAAACATTCTACTATAGCTTAATTAACAAGGCAGGTAGCAAGAGTCAGGATGAAACAGTATTAGACTTACCGTCAGGATTTAACGATATGGATGAAGAAGATTGTGAGGCATGTAAATTATGAGAATTAGAGCACAACCATTAGAAGTACAAGAGTATATGGATTTAGAGATACCTACCATAGTATGTTTAGAACATTTTATTAGGTTTTCAAAAATGTCCAAACAGGCATTACTATTGCCTAATGGTGAATTTTGGGATTGCGGAATTGGCGAAGGTGGAACATCATCCTTTCTAGCAAAATTGGTACCTTCTGATAGAACTATACGATTATTTGACACATTTGAAGGTAATCCTGATGCTTCTGTCATGGGGATTGATGGTCATCAACATCAACCGGGTGATTTTAATGTTGAAGATTATGAAAAAATTGTAGATTATTTTTCAAAATATCCTAATGTTGAAATCAACAAGGGACTTATACCTGACACTTTTGTGGGTAAAGAAAATAGTCAAATTGCATTTTGTCATTTAGACCTTGATTTATATGACCCATACAAAGATACTTTAAATTTTGTATGGCCTAGATTGGTTAATGGTGGTATTATGGTATTTGATGATTATGCATGCCGTCATTGTTTAGGTGCAAAACAAGCAGTGGATGAGTTTATAGCCGAGCATCCAAATGTAACATTAGAAGCAGACTTCTATGAATCACGATCAGTATGGATTATAAAAAAAGATGAGTAAACAACAATACAACCTACACACTAAGACAGATTATTTGAATAGAAAAATGTTTTTGGACCCGGAAGGTCCCGTAACCATTCAAAGATTTGAAGAAGTAAAATATAAAAAGATTGCAGACTTTGAAACAACAGCACGTGGTTTCTTCTGGGTTCCAGAAGAGATTTCATTAACCAAAGATGCTAATGATTTCAAAGACTCAAGCGATGCAGTAAAACATATCTTTACTAGTAATCTATTACGCCAAACAGCATTAGATAGTTTACAAGGTCGTGGACCTAGTCAAGTATTTGCACCTGTAATATCATTGCCAGAACTTGAAGCACTAGTCTACAATTGGACATTCTTTGAGACAAACATTCATAGTCGTAGCTATAGTCATATCATTCGCAACATATATAATGTACCTAAGGAAATTTTCAATACTATACATGATACAAAAGAGATTGTAGATATGGCAAGTAGTGTTGGAAGATACTATGATGAATTACACAAAGTTAATTGTCGTAAAGAGTTGGGCATAGATGTTAATGAAAAAGAACATATCAAAGCAATTTACATGGCATTACATGCTAGTTATGCATTAGAAGCATTTAGATTTATGGTATCATTCGCTACAAGTTTAGCAATGGTCGAGAACAAAATCTTTATTGGTAATGGCAATATTATCAGTTTAATTCTACAAGATGAATTGTTACATAAAGGCTGGACTGCTTATCTTATCAATCAAGTAGTAAAAGAAGATAGTCGTTTTGCACAAGTTAAGTCAGAGTGTGAAGTTGAAGTCTATCAGCTTTACTTAGATGTGATTAAAGAAGAAAAAGATTGGGCCGATTACTTGTTTAAGATGGGTCCAGTTATTGGATTAAATGCAACAGTATTAAAAGACTTTGTAGATTATACTGCTGTGGGTGCATTAAAAGAAATTGGCATACGATATAATAGTCCAGCTCCAAAGAGTACACCTATTCCCTGGTTTAACAAACATAGTGACACAAGTAAAAAACAATCTGCATTGCAGGAAACCGAATCAACAAATTACGTTATAGGTGTAATGAGTGAATCATTAGACTATGATGACTTACCAAATATTTAAAGAAATAATATGAAACTAAAAGAATTACGATCGGTAGAGCCCAGAGACTCTTTGGGTATGTTAGGTAGTAAGGATGCCAAACTGAAAAAACTTGAGGGCAATATTAATCCATTACCTAACAGCAATTATTATTATGCAATAGTTCCTAGCATGGGTTATGGCGCTACAGGAAATGAACAAGATGTTTGCTTGTTAAGTCCGGATAAACAACTTATCGGCATATTGACAGTGCAAATATCAGAAGATACAGCCTATGTTACGGGGCTAGAAATAGATAAGGCATGGAGAAATAAAGGTTTGGCAACAAGTTTATATGGAATATTGTTATCAATTGAACACCTTGATATTGTATCAGATTCTAGTCAAACACCGGGTGGTGCAAGAACTTGGGTAAATTTAAGCAAGATACCGGGGGTAGAAGTTAGGGGTTTAGTTTATAATCCTACACCAGAACAAATAGAAATGTTGAGAGCATCAAAATTTGGAGGTACTTCATATACGTTCCCAGTAACACTAGAAAACAATCAACTAGTCCCTGCAGCCTCATCTAAAACAGATTTATATTCATCAACTATACGAAACGAATATAAATTAATAGCACTATATAACACAAAAGGAAAATAATAATGAAAGCAATCGTATGGAGTAAATATCACTGTCCCTACTGCGACCAAGCAAAGGCATTATTGGGACAACGAGAAATCTCTTTTGAAGAAAAGAAAATCGGAGACGGATATACAAAAGAAGAACTACTAGAAGAAATTCCATCAGCAAGAACAGTACCGCAAATTATAATTGATGGTGTACTTATTGGTGGATTTAATGAACTTAAACAATTTTTAACAAAGGCAGCGTAATGCAAATACCAATACATCCAAATACTGTATATACATTTAAACTTAACTCAGGAGAAGAACTTATTGCAAAAGTAATTCAAGCAGGTTCAGAGTTTATTCAGATTGAAGAACCGGTATCTATTGCCCCCTCACAACAGGGTATGCAAATGATTCCTAGCGTTTTTACTGCAAATCCGAAGGGTGAATTTAGACTAAATACTAATAACATATCATTGTATGCGGAAACAGATGATAATATTAAAGACAAGTACCTGGAAGCAACAACCGGCATTAAGGTACCTAGTAAAAAAATTGTATTGGGGTAAAAAAAATGGCACAATTAAGTCGTGTAGGTGATGCAAATCTGTTTGGTGGTATGATCATTAAGGGTGCATCAACTGTTATAGCTAATGGGAAAAAAGTGGGACTACATCCTAGTCTTATTACACCTCACTTCCCGTTTAAAAAATTACATCTGTTAGCATTTACAACAGGAGGCAGCCCTACTGTATTTGCTGAAGGTAAACCGGTACTCAAAGTAGGGTCGAGTGCTACATGTGGGCATAGTATTGTAATAGGTAGTCCTAATGTATTTGTCCCATGAGCAATTCAGGAAAACAGAGTCCATTAGGTGTTAATA